AAAGCCTTGTGGAAACCCTTTTTAGCGTACATCTCAAATGCGTACTCCACTGCTGGAGTAATCTCGCCTTCTAGCACGCTTCCATCTTGTCGAACGATCTTTAGTCTTGCCATGATTAGCCCCTTTGTTTAATTGTTTAGAATGTGCCTGTTGTTGCTACTGCAACGGTTGAGTTAGCAGTGAATGTAATTGACTGTGTGCCAATGTCTCCAACAGCACCATTGATGTCTGTTGTGTTATTGACTAGCAAAGATACAGTGTAGAGAGGGTTTGTAGCAGATACTGCTGTTCCCTTTGTTTGTAAGAATACACAGGTAACTGTTGTACCCCATGCAGCTTGTAGTGTTGCCAATACATTTGCTGATGCTGTGTCATTTAGAAAGTCAATAGTTACTGTTGATGCCTCTAAGCCCTTTACAAACTTGTGTGAGTTATCACCCATCGCAGTTACTTCTAGTTCATCAAATACTCTGTTGATTGTTACTGCTGTTACATGGTCAGAAAGATCAACAGTGTTAATCTTCACGCCCACATTGTTATTTAGAAATACAGCCATGAGATTATTCCTCGTCTTTCTTAGTAGTTACTGGCTTTGGTGCTGATGGTGCTACCTGCCCGATTTTGATCAGGAAGGCTTCGTTTTCTTTTTCCCACTCGGACATTTTAGCTCCAGCTCGTTAGGATTGATACGGACATCTCGCAGCTGAGAAGGTCACCCGAAGCAGCGTTGAGAATACTAGGCGCGCTTATTGCGCTTACATTATAGGTCAAAGATGATGCAGCGAGCTTTGCAAACACGCCACAGACTGCATCTTCTATACCGTTTAGGTTTCCTTCATTGTCAAACAAAGGCACAGTTATAATAATCTTAAAGTTAGCCATAGGGCTGATTGTGATGTGTTGATTATTGCTAGGTGTCAAATAAGGATCATCTGGAGACACGATCACAGAGTTAGCCAAAACAGTTGCCGGTGGAAAGGCAAAGGTCTGCCACTTAGAGTTATCGACTAATGCTGTGGCTAATGTTGTGCGAAGGGTTGTGATTGCAACTGGCATTATCCCACCATTGAGCGAGGGTCTAGTGCGTGTGCGATCAATCCTCGCACCTTAGCGAGGAGCTGTGCGCTCATTCGATAAGGGGAAGGCTGGAAGTCAATGGCATTTGAGCCACTCAAAGTGGCGGTGCGTGCTTGCCAGATTTCAACAGCGATCATCAAAGCTGCATTTTGCACTGCTGTATCTGTAGTCCAGTCTGTGTAAGTTGTGGTAGATACAGTTCCATAAGGAAAAATTGGGTGATAAGACTGCGCTGAAGAATGAGTAGTTGTAACACTAATTGAGTATTCACCCACGGCTGTAATTGTCTTAGTGCCGGCATACAAATTACCTGAGTTAGCAATCGTTACGCTTTGGCCGACATAAAAGGTATCTCGAACATCCTCATTAAAATACAAAGTGCCTGTGCCTACAACATTGCTGTGAGCAACGCTAAACCATTTAGGAGCCCATAACATAGGAATAAGGACTGCATCTGCGGCATCTGCTACTTCTTGAAGCGTAGCATCTGGATACAAAGTACCGACTCCGAGAGTACTGCGGAGTTCTGCGACTGTTGTAAGTGCCATTTGCAATCCTTTCTAAAGACTCTGGGGAGTAGAGGGCTACTACTCCCCAGAGCGACTTAGTTACCTAGTTATCAGGTTAGGTTGAACCAGTTTGCGCCAGCCGCTAACTTAGTGGCTAGTGCTCCCTGACCGAATAGTAGAATGTCTACAGTTCCGTCTGAGTTAACATTAGTACGAAGCTGCTGACGAGCACCCTCGTACCATGTGTAAGCATCTGGGTTAATAACAGCCATTGAATAATCTGCTGTTCCTACTCCACCAGAACCCTTCATGTAACGAGATACACGAAGATCAAGACCTGCAACATTACCGCGTAGGCTTGTTGGTGAAAGTGCTCCTGCATTATTTTGAGGATTTGCAGCGATGTAAATTGGTCGACCAGCATCATTGTATGACATGATGTTAGCCCACTGCTCTGGTGTGACAACCATGTTGCGAGCAAAACCAAGTGAAGCAGAATAAACTGCTGCTGCTGCGCTTGAAACATAACTTAGCAAACCTGTTGCTGAGTTAGCCTGTGCTGTTGCGTTAAGAGTACCTGCGCCCTGAATAGCAGTTGTTACAAATTCTTCAGTATCTTTTGCGTAAGCAAATTCCATCTGAACAAGAAGCTCATCTAGAAATGCAGGTGTTGAATTTGTTAGGAGTTCTAGAGTTGTGATCGCGCGACCCTTAAATGATTTCTTTGTGACTGTGATAAATGATGCTTCAAGTTGTGAGTCTGTAACTGCACCATTCTCATCGATCTGATCGACTAGAGGCACTTCAGTAATCTTAGGCAACTCAAATGTTTTTCCAAATTCTGGCATTGTTCCACGAGAAACTGAATCAATCATTGGGCGATCTGCGTTAGACAAGAAGTTAAGTAGTTGTGTGCTTTGTGGTGTTGGAATAAATCCTGCACCTGTTGTCTGATCGTTGTCAGCAGCGCGTAGCCATTGACGAGAGTCATCATCACCAAAAAGATTAGCCTTTAGTGTGTTTTCCAAGTAATTACGCTTTGTAATTTCGATTCTTGGGTTTGTGTAGTACATCGCTGTTACAGTAGGGCGAGCAGCCTCGACAGGTGCTGCCTCTACTGCAGGTGTTGCTTCGACTGCTGAAGTGGTATCTTCCACGGCTGTCTCGCTTTCTGTAGTTGGGTTTTCTTCAGCAGGGGTAACTTCCTCTGCTGCGATCTCTAGCACCTGAGCCGACTTAAACGCTGGCTCTGTTACGAGAGAAACTTCTTTTAACTTTGCCGCTGTTACGACTGTGTGTCCTTGGCGCGATGGCTTCGATGCAAGGATCTCTGCTCCTATGCTTAAACCTGCTACCAAATTTTCGCTGGCCATAATTAGGGCATCTGTTCCAGCTTGTGAACGGCTTAGCTTAAAGGTTGCATAAATGCCATCTTCTTTTTGTTCAGCTGAGATCATGCGACCAACAGGCTTCTTTATGTCATGCTGTGATAAGAGTTTAATCTTTGTTGGGTCTGCAATCTCAATAGATCCTGCCTCAAAAGTATAAGATCCAAGATTGGTGCTGCCAATTTCATCATTACCAAAGGGCACTATCTTGCCGGTGATTTCGCGCTTTTCTTCGTTGCACTCAATCATTGTGGCTTCGATGTATAAGTTTTCCATTAGCCTTCGCTTCCATTAGGTGTTAGATCTTCCATCTGCATAGCTTGTTCGATTGTAATTAAACCAAGTGAAAGCATCTTTTCTATAACTAGCAATCGCTCCATAGGTTCAACGCGCAAGAATGTAGAATCTAAATCGAATTTTACATAGTGACCAGCAGTAGATATATCATCCATGCTTAAACGCTGCTCAATTGCAGAGATGTATGGCTGGAACGCTAGTGCTACCAATTGTTTTCTTTCATCTATAATGTTTGCGTATGTCATAGATGTGTTGAGGTCTGCTGACAAGTAGTAAGCAGGGATGCCGCACAAGCGACTAATCTCTGTTGCAAGATTCTGGATTGCCTCGTTGTACATCATGTCTTTAGGGCTAAAACCAATATTCTGCGCCTCAAGAGTTGAGGTCAAATATGCAGTCGAACGATTTTGACGAGCAGACTTCCATGATGCGAGTAAGCCTTGAACTTCAGAAGGTGGAAGATCTGCTCCTGTATTTTTTAGCACTGTAGTAGCCATCGGAGTTTGAGCAGCTACAGCAGCAGCCTTCTGGATGTCGATAGCTGCTTGAATTGTTCTTGCACCTGTTGTAAGTACGCCTTCGTTAAATGCTTGGAATGTAACTAGAGATCCAAGGCCAGACATCGGGCGTGGCGATCCATCGACATAATATTGTGTTACAAATGTGTTAGTTACATCAAGATCGAAAGTAATGCGAGTGTTAGCAACCCACTCAAAAGATGCAGGGCGATTATCTTCCTGATAAGTCTCTGTAACTTCTAAGAAGGCTTGCCCAAAGAATAGAAGGCTATCGACCAAATAACTGACAGTAACAAATTGTGGCTGTGACTTAGATAGTTGATAAACCCATCTAGGAGCTGCAATATCTTCTCCAGTAGATTTCTTTTTATACTCTAGCGGAATAGATCCGACTGTGCAGAGAAGATCGCGGCATCGCTTAATAGCAGGAACAGCCATAGCATCTCGTCTACCAATTACAGGAAATGTAAAATTGTAGATTGAGTTGATGCCATCGCCCATAATCTTAGGCGCGAGCTGTGCCTCTAATATTTCCGGCTTACGCGAAAAGATACCCATAGACATAAAGGATACCATTTGTCAAGTAATTAGACAAACACAAGCGGCGTGTCTAACTATAAATCTGAGGCTTAGGCTCTGGCAGCATCAACTTAGATACAACCATTGCCACGCCAATTATTGCGCTAATGTCTCCAGCAGACTTGCGTTTGATAATGCGCCACGCCGAATCATTGACCTTAGCTGCACAATTGTTAAATTGCTGTATAAGCTCTGGCATCCCATTATGAACCACTCTTTTATTAACTAAGCCTTCTAATAGATCGCCACAGGCTTTGTAGAACTGCTGGCCTGACACATCTTCAACTACAACGCCTGATTGCTTCAATCTATCGGCTATTGTCTGAGTTGCGTACTTATCGAAGCATACAAGTCTTGGATGATAGAGATCGCACCATGCTTTAATCGATGCAGCCATTTTTAATTCATCGATTGCCATCTGAGAGCTATAAGTCTCTAGGATCCCGATACCAATCCGCCCATCTGGGAGAAGTTGTCCTGCTACTAAGCTCCCGTGTCTTTTTGACGGACTGGTATCGAAACCGAATACAGTATAAGCCCCCGGCGACATTTCTAAGGTGTTATCCGATGTTTCTTCTAGTATTCCGTGAGGCCACGGACTTTGTAGGCTATCAATCCATTGGCAAAGCGTTTCTGTGCGTGTCTGCTCAATCGGATTAGTTGCAATTGCTTCCTCAATTGATTCTTTAGTGATTATGTAAGATAAAGCTGGATTGCTTGGCGCTACGGCCGTTCTCCAGAAAGAATCAGAGGCAATGTCAATCTTGCAATACTGTGGCGCAGAATACTCGTAATAGCCATAAGTTTCAGGCGGGTAATCTTTAGCGCGTTCGACCAATCCGTTTAGTACTGAACTAAAATGGTCTCCAGCATTGCTAGTCAGGAATGTCTGTGCATTTGCTCTGGCTCTAGTTACTGGAACCGCAGCTTTGTAGCCATCTTCTGAGATCTCTCGTATTTCATCTATCCATAAGAAATCAGCAGTGCGACCACGAGGTGAAGATGAGTTATCCGAAATAACATCTAAAGTCGCCCCATTGAGCAGCTCTATTCTTTCGCCACCGTTAGCGTAGCGGATTGCCTTAGTCATGGCTTTTAACTCTGGAGTCGATTCGATAGTCCAAGCAATTTCACGAAAGAGCATCAAGGATGTTGCTCTGTTAGCAGACATGATAATTAGCTTCTTTTCGTCTCCATAGAACATGCCCCAGATAACTCTGACTCTACCAAGGTGACTTTTACCATTTTGCCTACTGATCAGTAACAAACAGGTCTTTCTTCGATAGTTATTCTTTTTATCGACAGACATCATGTCTTTTAAGACCCATTCCTGATAAGGCATGAGCTTGTCCATCTTTAAGCGCTCAACCATCTCAAGAACTTCTTTATAGCGCGAAGCGCCCTTTAGAAGTGGGCTGTGAACCCTTGCCTCGGTTGCCCCTCGTAGCGGTAGTTTCCTTTTGGGTTTATCCGTCATTGAATCGGATCAGGTCTGAGCTTAAAAGGACTGGTCGTGGGTTGCTCCGACTGCATCGGGGAGATACGGGAAGA